CTAAGTCATTGATTTATAACGAGTTTTCTAAGTCATTGATTTATAAGGAGTTTTTATAACTCATTGATTTATAAGGAATTTCTGAAAACCCCCATTAGGAGCGTCTTGAAATTGAGATACCCCCATTAGGAGCGTTTTGAAAACCCCCACCAGTAGCGTCTTGAAAAACCCCCACTAGTAGCGTCTTGAAAATATTTTAAAAGTCAGAGAGTGATGGGAATATTTTTTTAGGTTTGTTGCGGAATTTTTTATGCTTACCAGTTTTAGTATTGTGATGCGCATGACACAGCGATTGCAGGTTATCTATATCGTATACCGCTCCACCGTCTAGTATTTCTACTACGTGATCGACAACGGTAGCGATAGTAGCATCACCATATTCATCGCAGTGTTCACACAATGGATTCAGGATCAACTTAGCTTTACGATACTTCTTCCACATGGCCGTTTTATATATGTTACGGCCTCGGTCATCTTTGTGATGTGCGTATTGTTTACGTGGGGATGTGCTGCTGGAATGCTGCGTACATCTAGGGCTAGTGTTATCATCTGCATGATTAACTACATTATTGCAGCCACTGAACGTACACAGCTTTTTAGTCATATCTATGAAACAGAAGGAGGAGGCACTAATGAAGTTTTATTATCAACTACAACTTTAGTTTCCATTTTGTTTTTGATTGGCTGTTTAGTCATCTTAGCTTTTGGCTGTTTAAATACTTCTTTAGCAGCAACTTTACTTTCAGTACCTGAAATAATTTTATAATCATCAGGCGACTTATGATAATAAGATTTACTAACTACCAATTCATTCCCAGACGCAATATGTAAAACCTTCAATTCATGCTCTTGCATTAAGATTATCTCCAATAAATTAATTAAAGCGATATTAGTCGTTTAGGCAATAACTGTCAATTCAAGCAAGTGGTTAAAAAGTAGTCAGGTGCGCAAAGTCTCAAAGTGCGCAAAGTTTCTTGTATTACTCAGCTGACCTAATATATTTTAAATATACACTAATTATTTATTTCCCTTCTGATTTCCAATTTATCTATATTATTGAGACTTTGCACACTTTATATAAATAAGAGGTAATAAATGTATATAAAACAGTAACTTAAAAAGGTGCGCAAAAAGGTGCGCAAAGAGAAAAGGTGCGCAAACAATGCACACCTTTTTTTAAAACAGTGCTAAAAAACACTAAAAATCATCGTTATAGTAATCTCGAACTGTTTTTATCGCTGACTCATTATTCATAGGGTGCGCAAACCACACATAATGAATGTTCCCAGTTTGTTGCACTTTCATCCTTCTTTTTTCTATTTGTTCGTAACCCATTTCTAATAATATTGCAGACATCGCTCGTTTTTGTGGTAGTTCTTGATCGCCCATGTTGCATAGTTCATTAAGTCTTGTTACATCAAGTATGTTGTTATTAATTACATCGCACTCATGTTTATTGATTGCATCTTCAAGTGATAATCGTTCATTTGATACTGCTATACCCATCATTTTTTCACGGGCGTGTGTTGCGGGTGCGCGTCCTACTGGATTAAAATTTTCGCTTATTTTGTAATCAAGAAGAAATTTGGCCAAGGCATCGGCTCTACGTTCAGTCTCATCAAACAACTCACTGAAATAAGCGGCAGCTTGTTCTTCGCCTCCTAGCTCATCGAATAAAGCCTCTTCTGATTGTATTCTTGAATATAATACGCAGTATCGCCTGTCGCCCCGTACTATCGGTAAGGCATCCTTGTAATTGCTCAGTAGTAAGTAGCTTGTAAAATTTGGGACTGTCCTGTGATCGCGGCCTTTTTCTTCTATCTGTACAGTTTTATTGGATATAAACGGTTTCATTCTATCCAGTGTTTCGTATTTGTTGGCACCTGTCACCCGTATTTCTTCAACTGCTACTACTAATGAACCATGCGCCCAACCTGTGAATCGTCCAGCTATTGCTGAACCGTCAAGGTTGGTTACATTGCGACCAAGTATTGCTTGTAGTAGATTTACGAAATAAGACTTACCATTGCCTTGTGAGCCTTGTAACAACAATGCCCAGTTGACTCGCTTACCTGCGTTTTGAACAACGTATGCCATCCAGTCCAACAAAATTTGCTGTTCACGTTCATCTTCAAGGGTAAACTTAATATGATTTATCAGTCTATCAACGACTTGTTGACCGTCATCATCCATGTGATCACATGGTTCAACATTATGAGATTTATACGTGTTGAGCATTTCCTTATCTTCGTAAGTAAATATTCTATCGGCACTAGGCCAGTACATTGTATCAACCACTGTATCAATGTGATAATCAACCAGTGCCATAGTAGCCGCACTTTTTTCAGCCAGTAGACAATCTGCTTGACGGTCATACTTGGCATTGAATGCTTCACGTTTAATAGTGTAGTTCAACTTGGTATTAGCAAACTGGCAGATAGTTTCAACGTATACCCAATGGTCTACCCAATCTGGTTTATCAATTTCGTCATCAGCGTTAACTAACTGTTCGTTCTTGCGAGGTGTAAACGCTTTCTTGACTTCAGTTTTGCTGAGTCCCAAGTCGCGGCCGACACGATTAACAATGGTTGCTGCTAACATGGCTCTTAGATCGTCAGGTAAAGTTGTACGAGTGACTGCCCTTACTTGGTCTTTGAACTCAAGATACGACTCTTTATCACATACCAACTCGGCTTGTTCTTCTAATGTGGTTACCGCTTCAGTTTGTAATACCTTACGTCCACCAGCTCTATGTATGACGTAAGCAAAAGTGATAGGGTTTGTTCTGTTGCTATCCCTGCCAAAATTCACCCACTTAGCTTTTAGTTCATCTTCATTATAATCGTCACTAGCTTGTGACCATTTAGCCCAAAGCTGCAATCCCAGTTTCTGACCTTCAAACTGTCTGTATAATGCCAAACCAACTTTCAACCATGTGTCATAACCGTTGACATCATCTTGGATTGTTTTCAGATACACTTTCACTTCATCAACGGTTAAATTGTCGAGTGGTTGTGCCTGTACAATCGCAAAAAAATCATCGCTGTCGTTATTGTCAACTGTTTGGTCTTTGCCGAGCAAAGTTGTGATCGCTTCTGAAGGTAGTTCAGGCCAAACATCATCACATAAAGCACTGGGTAAACCTTCAAAGGTTAGGTCTTCATAGTTATCACCAGTGGCAATCCAACCGTTACCGCTTGTACGAGTGTCGAAACCTTTGACCCCTAGTAGATCAGAACCTTGACGAATAGTTACACAAGTTGGGATAGTGAATGCGTAATGAGCGCCACCTGACGGTGTGTTCTGAACATGGGCATTAGTCCAATCCAACTTACAACCAAGGGCAGAATCTATGTCAGAAATGTTCACACCTTTGTGAGTGTCCACATCTATAAGCACGATACCTTCAGGAATAATGACACCAATGTTTTTAGCATGTGCCATCTCTTTTTTAGTTGACTCATATGTATGCCAATCTTGTCCACGGGGAATAGCTGGTCGTTTATTCCACTTGTCTTTAGCACTGTCATAAACTAAGTTAATAGGGAAAGCTTTAACTATCTGCATTGGCATATCCATCTATTAGTTTTATAGCTTTAAACTTACCATTGGTTATTTCCTCAATCATTATTGCTTTACTTGGTGGGATATAACCATTGTTAAACCATTGACTTACCGCTACTGGAGTAACCCTTAAACTCGTCGCCATCAGCTTCTGATTTCCAAAATAATCTAGCAATTCTTCTCGATATTTATCTACTTGTTTCATGGGTTATGTCTCTTTATTAATTAACTTTAATTAATCATAGCTTAACTTATTTACTTAAGCTATGATTAATTTTCTAATCAACTAAACGAGAAATACAATGTCATTAGAAATTAAAATTGAAAACTTAACACTGGCGATTAATGCGCTTAATATTAACATCGCTAAACTGGTCAATGTCCCAATCTGTGATGAGCCTGAATTAGCCGCTGAAATTCTTGATCGTGAGTTACCTAAAGCTAAGAAGAAAAAAGAAGCCGTTGTTGAAGTGGAGGCGGTTACTGAGTCTATACCCAGTTTAACTATGCAAGATGTTAAAAATGAACTTAGAGTGATGACTCGTAAAGCATTGGATGCACAGAACGAAAGTTTTAAAAACGAAGTTAAAGGCATATTATCTGATTTTTCAGCTTCTAAAGTTACTGACCTTGCAGTTGACCAATTGGTTGATTTTATGAATAAGGTTGAGGCTCTTAAAATATGATAGCTCACGCTAAACTTAGCGCCAGCGGTTCTTCCCGTTGGCTCAATTGTACGGGTTCAGTTAAAGCAGAGAAGGGTATCAAGGACAAAGGTTCTGTATTTGCTGCAGAAGGTACTGCTGCACATGAGTTAGCTGACAGATGTTTAACTGAGGAATGCTCTGCTGATACTAAAATCGGTGAGACTATCGAAGGGTTCCTTGTGGATCAATCAATGGCTGATTATGTTCAAGTGTACATCGACTACGTTAATAACCTCGGTAAGAACTCATTGTACGAAGTGCGTGTTGACTTCAGTCCTTGGGTTCCCGAAGGTTTTGGTACCTGCGATGCTATGGTATTTCAGGATGATGGGATATTAAACATCATCGATCTGAAATATGGTCAAGGTGTTAGAGTAGATGCTGATGAGAATACCCAAGGTATGCTTTATGCACTCGGTGCTTATGAAGATTTTAGTCATATATACGACTTTGAAGAAATTCGTATTAGTATCGTGCAGCCTAGGCTTGACCACATCAGTGAATGGGTTATCAGTGTAAGTGATTTACTCTATTGGGCAGACAATGTTGTTAAACCTCAAGCGCAACTTTGCCTTACTGATGATGCGCCTCGCAATCCTAGCGAGAAAGCATGTCAGTGGTGTAAAGCCAAGCCTACTTGCGCAGCACTTAAGCGCATGACCGAAGATACAATCATTGCTATGTTTGATGACTTAGAACCGTCATCCATGACCCCTAGCGATATGTTAACTGATGATCAATTAGCTCTTGCATTAACAAACAAGAAATTAATAACTGGTTGGCTAGACTCTGTTGAGAAGTTAGTAACCGAACGTTTAAGTTCTGGTGATGACTTTAAAGGTTACAAGATTGTTGAAGGTCGTAGTTTACGCAAGTGGCTTGATGAAGATAATGTATCAAGATGGTTGTCTGAAAAGTATAGCGATGATGAGTTGTACAAAAAATCGTTTTTGTCTGTGACTCAAGCTGAGAAACTAATGGGTAAAGCTGAATCCAAAGCTCTTACCAATTTTATAACCAAACCTGCTGGTAAACCTACTCTTGCAATTGAGTCAGACAAGCGCCCAGCAATTAATTTACAAGAAAGCGATTTTAATGCTTGCTAATACCAAAACTGTTAAGCTACACTTAACTCGTCAATTAAGACACCTAAACTTTTAAATGAGAAATTCAATGAAAATTAAACTAAATAATGTACGTCTGTCTTTTCCTTCTTTATTTCAACGCTCAAGTTTTCAAGGTGAAACTGGTAAGTTTGAAGGCACGTTTTTGTTAGATAAAACAACTCAAGCTGATTTAATTTCATCTATTAATGGTTCGATTAAAGAGTGTGTAAAAGTTAATGGTAAAGGGGCTAAAATTCCTGCTGACAAGATATGCTTTAAAGATGGTGATGACTTTGATTATGATGGTTATGCTGGCCATATGAGTTTCAAAGCTTCTAACAATAAACCACCAAAGATTCTTGACAGAGATTTAAGTTCTTTAAGCGAAGATGACAATCGACTTTACGCAGGTTGTTATGTGAACGCTATGGTTGAGTTATGGTTCCAAAACAACAACTATGGTAAACGTGTCAATGCTAATTTATTGGGCGTTCAATTTTTTAAAGATGGTAAACCATTTGGTGATGGGATCACAATATCTGCTGATGATTTTGATGCTTTTGGTGACGATGATGATTACGATTTCATGAACTAGGGTTATAGTTCTCCTTTTGGCCACCTTCGGGTGGTCTTTTTTTTCTCTACAGGATACCCCTGATGAAAAACGTAGTAACAATTGATGTCGAAATATACAAAAATTACTTTCTCCTTTCTGCTTTAAACAGTGCTGATGGTAGCGTCCGACACTTAGAAATTTACGATGGTAAGAAGCTTAACCATCGTGTATTACTTGGTATTATGAATAAATATACCACTTTAAGTTTTAACGGTAATGGGTTCGATTTACCTATCATTACCGCTGCACTAGCTGGTTGGCCTGTTGCACGTCTAAAAGCTTTGTGCGATAAAATTATACAAACCCATGCTCCAAGCTGGATGATTTGCCGCGACCATGATTTAAGTATACCTTCAAGTTGGAACCACATTGATATAATGGACGTAGCCCAAGGTATGGCTAGTCTAAAAATTTACGGTGGTCGATTACATGCTCCTACTATTCAAGATTTACCTATTGAACCCGATGCGTTAATAACGCCTGATCAACGTGGTCTATTGCGAGACTATTGTATCAATGATTTAAAAACGACATATAGTTTGTTCATGTCGCTTTCAAAGCAGGTTGACTTGCGAGTATCAATGTCTGAGCAATACGGTTTGGATCTTCGTTCTAAATCTGATCCACAGATTGCTGAAACTATTATTAAGTCTGAGTTGAATAAACAGACAGGTAAGAAATACTTTGCACCAAAGATTGAGGATGGTGTGACATATAAGTATCAAGACCCTAATATCGTTACATTCAAAAGTGATCAACTAAAATCTATATTTAAAGAAGTGTTAAATATAGATTTTAGGCTGGGTGCAAATGGTGCGCTTAAAATGCCACCTGAATTAGCTAAGGCCAAGATAACTATTGGTCAAGGTCAATACAATATGGGTATCGGTGGGTTACACAGTTGCGAGAAAGCACAGTTTGTTACAGCAAATAGTGACGAACATTTACTTGAAGTGGATGTCGCCAGTTACTATCCAAACATCATTTTACAACAAGGTTTAGCACCTAAGTCAATGGGTGACCCGTTCTTAAAAGTTTACGAGTCAATTGTTGATCGTCGCATCGCGGCAAAACGTAGTGGCGATAAAGTAACTGCTGACACTCTCAAAATTTGTGTCAACGGTAGCTTTGGTAAGCTGGGTAGCAAATATTCATCACTATACGCTCCTGAGTTATTACTACAAACAACGGTCACTGGTCAGTTGGCATTACTCATGCTAATCGAAGCGTTTGAAGATGCTGGTTTGCAGGTATACAGTGCTAACACTGATGGTGTGGTCGTTAAGTGTAAGTCACATCAACTGGATTTATTACGCAATATCTGTTTTGACTGGGAGATGTCTACGTCATATGAGTTGGAAGAAACCCATTACCGATCACTGGCTAGTCGTGATGTTAACAACTATTTGGCAGTGACCACTGACGGGAAGTTTAAGCGCAAAGGCATATTTGCTTCTGGCGGGTTAGCTAAGAATCCTGACTGCAATATTTGCTGTACTGCTGTTGCTGAACTTATAGCTAATGGAATACCCATCAGCGAGACCATCAGACAGTGTGTGGATATCAGTCAGTTTGTGGTACTTCGCAAGGTTACAGGTGGTTCAGTTTGGTGCGGTGAGTATTTGGGTAAAGCTGTACGTTTTTACTACAGCAGTGACGTTGGCGATGAGACATGTATTCATTACGTTAAAAATAATAATCGGGTACCCAAGTCTAACGGTGGTAAACCAATTATGACTTTTCCTGATGATTTCCCAATTGATATAAACTACAAAAAGTATATTCAGATATCTGAAGATTTGTTAAAAGGAGTTGGTTATGCGTGAGTCAACAATAGAAATGAATAGTAGTAAATGGGCAAAAAATAATGGATGGTTAGGTTTCAAGTTTTCAAGTCCACAGCAACGAGGTGTACCAGACAGGCTTTACATCAAGAATGGTTTGACGGTATACGTTGAGTTTAAAGCACAGGGTGAACACGCGACAAAGTACCAGCTACATACCATCCAAAAAATGGAATCCTATGGAGCTATAGTTCACATTATCGACAACTTGGAGGATTTTATTGATGTTATGTCGTGAAGACTTGCATGAGTATCAACGTCGAGGTGTTGACTTCATACTTGATAAGAAACGAGTATTCATGTTGCTGGATATGGGGCTTGGTAAAACAGTCACTACGTTAACAGCTATTACCGATTTAATTGATAGTTTTTCAATCAACAAGGTATTGGTAATATCACCTCTACGTGTCGCTAACAGCGTTTGGCCTACCGAGGTGAACGAGTGGTCACATTTGTCGCATCTGAAGGTTAACATTGCAACAGGGAGCGAGAAGAACCGTATAAGCGCACTTAGTACAACTTGTGACATTGTGAGTATTAACCGTGAGAACATTAAATGGTTAGTGGATTATTACGGTAAAGGTTGGCCATTCGATTGTGTTGTAGTGGATGAGTCCAGTAGTTTTAAAAACAATGGTTCTCAACGATTCAAATCTATTAAGAAAATACTACCTTCTACTGAATACATGATCGCGTTGACAGGTACACCTTCTCCAAATGGCCTGTTAGATCTGTGGAGTCAAGTTTTCTTGATCGACTTTGGTATCGCATTAGGTCGCACGATGACTGCCTACAAGAAGCGATTTTTCGAGTCTGATTTTATGGGGTATAAGTTTGAACCTAAATCTGGATCGTCAGAGAAAATACACGACCTAATTAGACCGTTTACTTTGTCCATGTCTGCGGCAGATTACCTTGAAGTTCCTGACCGAATTGACAGTGTTCTACCTGTAAGGTTACCTCCTAAAATTATGGCAGAGTACTTTGAATTTCAGAAAGAACTTATATCGTACATCCAAGGTGAGGAATTGGAAGCACAGAGTGCTGCTGTTTTGGCCAACAAGTTATTACAATGGTGTAATGGCGCAACGTATACTGATGAGTTTAAAAACTGGATAACATTACATGACGTAAAGCTTAAAACTTTGGGTGAACTAATTGAAGAAAACGAGGGTGAAAATATTCTTGTTGCTTACAACTTCAAGACTGACCTAATTCGATTGCAAAAAGCTTTCCCTGATGGTGTGGTGCTTGATAAAGAGCAAAGCACAATCGACAGTTGGAATAAAGGTGATATTAAACTTATGTTTGCTCATCCTGCTTCGGCTGGTCACGGGCTAAATTTACAAAAAGGTGGGTCTATGATCGTTTGGTTCGGCCTTAACTGGTCACTGGAGTTATATCAACAGTTTAACGGGCGATTACATAGGCAAGGACAAACTAAACCTGTGAGAGTTGTCCACATAGTCGCTGAAGGTTGTATTGATGAAAGGGTGATGGAAGTGTTGTCTAACAAAGACGCAACTCAAAAAGACCTGCTTCAATCTCTAACTGGTCAGATCACTACTTAAAACTATTGGTGTTAAGGTACCTTTAACTTAACAACCATTAGGACTCAGGAAAGATGGCTAAAATATTTGAAAATGTATGTTGTAGTAGATGTGGTGGCACAGGTCATTATTCTTTTAATCAAGCTGATGGGTCCACTTGTTTTAAATGTAAAGGTTCCAAAACTTTTTTAACCCCTCGCGGTCGTGCTGCTCAAGATTATTACACTAGTCTTATAACAGTACCTGCCCAAAGTGTGCGTGTTGGTGATGTGATTTTTCCTATGTCATACGAAAAGAGAGGGGTAGTCACAAAAGTATTAACTGCCTCTGAAGATAAAGAATTATTACACCTGTATGTAAACGGGTGTTCTTATGGTATGGGTAAAACGTGTACCGTAAAACTAGCTTTAGTTGGTGACGAAAGACAAGTAAATATTAACAAGGCGTTAGCGTTTCAAGACAAACTTACCAAGGCTGGTAAGTTGATGAAAAAATATCAATTATCATAATAAACTTAGCCCTTCGGGGCTATTAACTTAAAGGTTCAGCAATGAATAAACAAAAAATTATCGACAACGCGCCAGAAGGTGCAACGCATTATAGAAAGAAATTAAATGCAAGTGGCCATTTATTTATGATTAATATTGAAGGTAGCAACCCACACCATTTCATATGGCTGGGACGTACTTGTGGTGGGTGGTCTAAAATGCCATTTAAACACCCGAATTTGCACACGTTTACAGAATGCAAGGAGCAAGGCGAATGACTGACCAAGAAATATTAGACAACGCGCCAAAGGGTGCTACTCATGTTATGGGCGGTAACTGTTATTGCATAGAAAACACAGGAGATGATTATAGCGAGGATGGTTATGACTACCTGACTTTTAGAAACGAAGATACATCAGGAAGGCATCGCTCACTAGCAGACATAGCTAAGATTGCAGAGCTTGAGAAAGAGAACCATAAACTCACAGAACGATGCAAACCGTCAAAAGTTGTACTGATTGGTGGTACTGGGCATTACGTTAGTGAGCAAGAGTGATGAATATACACACGTTTACAGAATTGGAGAACAAACATGACGCATGAATCAATGATTATTAGAAGTGACCCTGTTAGAAACCCTTCTCATTACAAACTGCTTGGTGACTTTGAATCTATAACTGTTATTGCCAGTGCGATGACTGATGATCAATGGTTTGGCTTTTGTCTTGGCAATATTATCAAGTATAGATTACGTGCTGGTAATAAAGGTGCGCTTGTACAAGATATAGCTAAAGCTGATTTTTACGAAGAGTTGTATGAAAATCATAAACATTTGTGTCGTAAAAATGAACAGTAGTCCAGCATTACAAGACCTCATTAAGCGGCATGGTTATACACCAACTGGTAATCTCCATGCTGATATTAAAATAGCTAAAAAGTTTATGCCAGCGGCATACAGGAAGGATTAAAATGTCAAATGACTCATGGGCCACCCCCTTAGAAATTTACAATACTCTTGATAAAGAGTTTAATTTTTGCGCAGATATGGCTGCAAGTGATGTTAACCACAAGCACCCTATTTATTGGACTGAAAAGGACACTCCCAACTCATTGCAAATGGATTGGGCCGATGCGCTTAGTCAAATGGATATTATTAGTCCGTTTGTATGGTGCAACCCTCCCTACTCAAACATTAAACCTTGGGTTGAGAAGGCCATTACTGCTCAAGCTAATGGTGTGGGCACTGTTATGTTGGTTATGGCAGACCCTTCGGTGATGTGGTTTGAACGTGCGAGAAAATATGCCAGTGAAATTCGTTTTGTTTGCTGTGGTAGAATCGCTTTCTTAGAAAATGGTAAAGCCAAAGGTGGTAATAATAAAGGTAGTGTATTCTTGATTTTCGCGCCTAGACTAATAGGTACTGGGCTTGTAAACTTCGTACATAGATCCGAGTTAATGAGTTATTAAATGGTCGAATTAACAGTGCAAGAAGTAGCTAGACGGTTATGTAACAATCGTAAGCTGTCATTGGATAATGCTAAAGAGTTAAGTGAGCAACGTTTAAATCGACGTATGAAAGCCTCACGCGAAATAGAAAACAGAAATATTGATAAAGAATGCGAGCTGGGGTATTAACCCAGCTTATTTTTAAATCTTAATGCGATCACCTGAAAGCCATGTGTATGTTTTTTTAAACTTGGCCGCTCCCATCTTACTACCAAGACCTTTATCATTTTCGTAGAAAACAATATGACCTATGTTGGTTCTATAAGTCGTCATCACTTTTACTTTTTCGCTTGTGCCTCTTTTTAAATATACGCTCTGTGACATTTTAATTACCTTAATCGCATTTCACTATCGTTAATTCCATTAGTACCTCGGTCAGTATTTCCTAGGTCATCCGTTTCATACATTTCATATTCAATGTGTTCTTGGACTATCATCTGAGCAACTTTGTCTCCAGATCGTAGTTCAATTATATCGTCGCCTGTATTAAGCAATGAGATCATAACTTCGCCTCTATAATCACAATCAATAACACCGCCTAATACGCTCAATCCAAATTTGTTAGCAAGTTTACTTCTTGGCCAGATAAGACCAACTGTTTTTTCAGGTAGAGCGAATGCCAAACCTGTACGCAATAATGCTCTCATTTTAGGTGGGATATTCACACTATCTAACGTGTGCAAATCTAAACCTGCAGCCAAACTCGACCCTGATGTTGGAGTAATAGCTAAGGGGTCAAGCTTCTTGTATTTAAACATTAATTGTATATCTCTTGTTAGTTATGTCGGATTTGACTTCATAAATATACGCTCCAACCAAATTATTACAACTGCCTCATTAATATTCTAACCGATAATTTTCATATCAAATAAGTGTTTACATGCAAATTCGTATGTAATATATTAAATATGGAGTCAGCAAAACAACTTACCAAAGGAATATGAAAATGAAAACAGTAACTCAAAGTCAAGTAGTTGCCCTTAACATGGCAATTAATCTTTTAAGTCACAGCGAATCAGATCATGCAGAACAATGTGTTTTCCATCTGAAAAAATTGGCTGAAATGGTAACGCCTGTTAAAAAATGCGATAACTGTAAATGCGAAGTGAAAACGCTTTTCGCACCATTTGATGAGGGTGAAGAACTGTATTGCTCAGATTGCCAAATGGAAGCTGAGAATAACATCAACGAAAACAATGACCACAACTGGGAATAAAAACCTAGCCCCTTCGGGGGCTTTTAATTGAAAGGATAAAATTATGTTATTAAACGAAAGAAAGATAGTTCTAGGAATCTTATCTTATGTGTTAGATAAGGGTTTTTCTGTTAGCGTGAACGATGGAGAAGAAGATACCCTTTTTCATTCGACAGACATCAATGAAATATTTGAGGCATTGGATACTACAGGAGATGATTACATCTTTTTTCATGATGCTGATAAAAAAAGCTTAGGGTATTACTGGTTAATTTACGATAACGGTAATGATGGGTTAGACGTAATCACAGACTCAAGTGTGACATCATTAATAAATGAGGTGGACTTGCAGGTTGTTTATCCACTTTTACATAAATTAGGAGAATAAACGTATGTTAGTTAAACCAATTAAAGAATTACTGGGCGTATACAAGAGTATGTACGCAGCCTCCAAAGAGTTGAACATATCAGCTATGCAATTGAGTAGGTGGGTTAATAGTAACGCTGTGGTGGATGATGAGGGCGGTATATGGATTAAAACAAAAGGTCAATTTGAAGTAGCGACCTTATCTAGCCTAAAAAGTTGGCCTACTGAAGACCGTATTGATGTGATCGGTACCAATGGAAATGAAGGCGAACATTATGACAACTGAATTTGTATGTAGCGCATTAGCCCATGATGGACAAGTGTTTCAATTGGAAACATGTGCCGCATGTGTGATTTATCAAGCGATAGACCAGTTTAGAAATTATGTTCATGATTGTGGTGGTGAATGGGATTGTCTCGTTACGTTATCAATGACTGCCATAGAGGTTGACTGTTAATGAAAAGGACAAAAAAATACAATCCCAAAAAGAATGTGTATCTCGAAGCAAAACTAGCCCTAAAAAACTCAGCAGTTGGTTTTGTGACTGGTAGCGAAGGTTGCAGGATTATTAATTTGCGTACACACAAAATATCAGACCCTTCCCTATTAACAACTACGCGATTATCAACGTTACGACATAAATGGTCTGTTTTTATTGCAGTCCTAGGTGTTGATAATCATAACAAGCGTTACATGAAAGCCGAGGAAATTCAGGTCAACCAAGAATGTCTACAATCAGAACTCGTTGACATATTAAACGAAAAACATGCAGCACTCGGTAAGAATTTTAACAAAAAGCATTTGGTCAATTATGGCTGGATTGGTACACCATTTGTGAAAGAGTGGCAAGAGTCAGAAGCATTCGATGTGTTAACCAATTTAGGTGCGTTTGAATATCGATTAGAGGAGAAAGAGTGATGAATGAACATATTGAATTAGTTAAAAAATGGTTAGCTGATAAAGACTCAGTTAGTCAAGAAGAATTAAAAGACAACCGTGATGCTGCTTATGCTGCTGCTGCTTATG